TGTCCTTGCAAGGGTCGAACGCCTGTTCGGCCGCGCCCTGCGCCACCCCCGCCGGGAAGATGACACCGCGCCGCCGCGAGGAGTACGCCAGGCTCGATCAGGTCGGGTTCGATGTGATCGAGGCGCTACTCTCGAAGGAAGGCAGTTCTGCCCGTGAGCTGGCCAGGGGGTACGGCGTCAGCGAGTTCAATCTGCGGCTCTGGCGCCGGTATCGGCGCACGGAGCTTTTCCTCTCCGAGCTGGACCAGCTCGATTTGCTCGACATGATCGGGGATGGTGCGACTGTTGCCGGGATCGCGCGCGACAACGACCTTTCTCTCAACATCCTGGACGCCTGGATTCGCAAGAATGTGGCGGCCGAGGACATCGAGCACGCCCGCGAGCTCGCCGCCGACGCGCAGTTCGAGCGCACCAAGGCCGAGATCGACACCGCCGACGAGCAGTTTCACGTCACCCGATCGCTGGCACGACACGGCATCGAGAAGTTCCAGGCCGAGAGGACGACCCGCAAGTACACCGATGAGCGCTCGATACGGGTGCAGGCGCCCTCCGGCGTGATCTTTTCGGTCAACACCGGGCACCTTGACCCGGAGATCGCGCAGCCGAAGGCCGCCGAGGACGCAAAGTGAGCCGCGAGACGCCCATCGTTCGCTACTTCGCGCAGGACCCGGTGATTCTCGCCTTCCACAAGGACCGCTCGCCGGTGCGATTCCTGATCGGGCCACGCGGCAGCGGCAAATCAGGCTCCGGAATCATGGAAGGCATGACCGCCGCGGCCGAACAGACACCGAATCGTCAGGGCTTGCGCCGCTCGAAGTTCCTCGTGCTGCGCGACACCTACCGTCAGCTCCTCACCACCACGATCCCGTCATTCAAAAAGTGGTTGGGCTACGCGACGAAGTTCTCCGGGCAATACCCGATCATCGCGCGCACCCACGTCCCGCTCGCCGATGGCACCAAGGTCGACATGGAGACGACGTTCCTCGCGATGGACGGCGAGAACATCATCGACAACCTGCAATCGTTCGAGGCGTCTTTCGCCTGGATCAACGAGGCGCGCGGCATCGAACGCCCCGACGTCGTCTCCATGGTGAAGGCCACATGCGGGCGCTTCCCCTCCAAGGACGAGGAAGGATGCAAGCGCTGGTTCGTGGTGGGTGATACAAACCCGCCCGACGAGTTTCATTGGCTCTATCACGCCGACATGGTCGAGTCGGTCGAGGGCTGGACGATCTTCAAGCAGGTCCCGCCGCTCATCTACAAGGGCCCGGTAGGAAACTACCTGCCCAAGCGCGACCTCTACGAGCCCAACCCGGCGGCGACCTACGCGCGCATCCAGAACGCGGGCTACGATTACTGGCTCGACATGATCCCGGGATCGTCGGACGCCTTCATTCGGACCATGGTGATGGGGCAGTACGGCACGCTCGTCACCGGGAAGCCGGTCTACGAGAAGTCCTGGCACGAGGACTGCATCAGCGCAAAACCGCTCGAGATCGCCGATGCGCTCACCGTGCACGTCGGCATCGACACGTCCGGCCTGCACCCGGCCGCGGTGTTCGGACAGATCGCCGGTGGCCGCTTGAACATCGTGCGCGAGATCCATGTCGAGGACACCCCGTTCGAGGAATTCCTCGAGGGAGCGTTCGCGCCGTTCGTGATGGAGCATTTTCCGCGCAATCCGATCATGTGCCATCTGGACCCGTCGAACCCGAGAAGCGGCATCGGCGGCAAGAACGCGCTGCAGATCATGGGGAAATTCGGCTACGAGGCGACGCTTGCCTCAACGAACCGCATCAACGCGCGCCTCGGCGCGGTGACCTATCTCCTGCAACGCAGGAACGCCATGTCGATCGACCCGAGCTGCAAGCTCATCATCGAGGGCTTCCGCGGCAAGTACCACTACAAGAAGATGGAGAGCTCCGGGCTCATCGTCGCGCACCGTCCGATCCCGGAAAAGAACAAGTACGCCGACGTCCATGACGGCCTGCAGTATCTCTCCCTTGGCGCCTCGGCCACATCGCGCCGCGTCGAGTATCACGCGCCGAAACAACAGGTGCTCTGGGCATGAAGTGGATTCTGACAGCCCTCGCAGCCCTCGCAGCCCTCGCGGTGCTCGCCTGGGCGACCGGAGTTGTCCTGGTGGCAATCGGACCGAGGATGTGATGGGCGAGATCATCGACATAGACGCGCAGAAGCCCCACACCGAGGGCCCGGCGCGCTGCCTGCTCTGCGGCCATACCTGGCGCGCGGTATGCCCGAGTGGCGTGATCTTTTTCGAGTGCCCGCAATGCGAGACGATGCACGGCACCTTCCACTACACGGTGCTGAATGACGCTGCTCATTGGCATTGCCAATGCGGCGGTTCGCTTTTCCACATCACCCAGAAGGGCGTCTATTGCCCGATCTGCGGTGGTTACCAGGATTTCGGTAAATCGGTGGCCTGATGGCGCGCTCATACCCATCGCAAGAAGCCCTGGCCGTCAAATCCGACGAGAAATCGCTCATCAGCGAGCGCCAGGCGAACGAGGCGCAGTATTACGACCCGCTCGCGCAGATGGTGATTCGGCGCTGGTGGGACGCGGTCCAATGGATGCGCTCCGATGTGATCGCGAACTATCCGGTCGAGACGACCCTTCTGATGTGCGATCGGCAGCGCCGCGGCGTCTACGAGCCCGACGAAGTGCCGCTCCTTGGCGGCATCGACATCTACGTGCCGATGACCGACATGAAGTGCATGGCCGCGGAGGCGTGGCTGCGCGATATGTTGGGCGGCGTCTCGGAAATGCCATGGACGGTGCAGCCGACGCCGGTGCCGGAGCTCCCGGCGCGGCTCAAGGTGAAGGTGCTGCGCGATCTCAAGATGGCGATCGTCGAGGCGGTCACCGGAGGCCAGGCGGTGCAGGCGGCGCAGAACCTCGCCAGCATGCCACCGCAAATGTCGGAGCTGATGTTCGGCCAGATGATCGCCAACTACCCCGGCGATCTCGAGGAGCTCGCGAAAAACCTGAAGGTCACGCAGAAGCTCCTCGCGGTGAAAGAGGCCAAGCGCGCGTCGACCAACATGGAAACGCTGATGCGCGATCAGGCCGTGGAAATGAACTTCCAGGGCACGCTCAACCAGATTTTCTACGATCTCGTCACCTTCCCCGCAGCGATCCTGAAGGGCCCGGTGCTCCTGGACAAGCCGCGCATCGTCTGGGAGGGAAACCGCCGCGTCGTGAAGAAGGAATCGCGCCTGGACGCCTATCGCGTCGCGCCGTTCGACTTGAAGCCCTCGCCCGACTCATCGACCACGCAGAACGGCACCTACGTCATCGAGAAGTCACGCATGACGCGCCGCTCGCTCTCGTGGGCGCTTGGCCAGGCGTACTGGATCGACGCCAACATCAAGCGGATTCTGCAGGAGTACCGCAGCCAGAATCGCAACTGGCTGATCGACGACTACGCACAGAATCCGGAAGTGCAAAACGTCATCACGCTCTGGCGCGAGGACGAGACGATCGAATCGCTCGAGCATCACGGCATTCTCTCCGGGCGGGAGCTTCGCCCCTACGGCATCATGGCCGACGACGACGCCTACTACGAGACGAAGGTCGTTGTGTCCGGCTACCGGACGCTTTTCGTCAAGGTGTTCGGTGACCCGCACGTGAGCCCGCGTCCCTACAACGCGGCGAGCTACGAGAATCACGGGGATCGCTTCTGGAACTACTGCCCGACGCTGAAAATCCGCGACGTGCAGCGCACCGTGAACGCGGCAACGCGCGCGCTGATCCGCAACATGAGCTTTTCCAGCGGCCCGCAGGTCGAGATCGACGTCTCGCGCGTGAAGTCCTACGTGTCGAACCTCGACGATCTGCTCAATCTCTCCCCGTTTCAGAGCCGGTTCGTCGACCAGGACCTCGTGAACGGCGGCCGCCCGGCCTACACCTTCACGAACGTCCCGGAGATCATGTCGAAGCTGATCCCGGTGCTGAATTACAACTGGAAGGTCGCCGACGACGTCTCGAACATCCCGGCCTACGCGCAGGGTGACCCGTCGCTGCAAGGCGCCGGGCGCACGTTTCGCGGCTTTTCGGCGGTGTTCGCGCAGGCGCTCAAGGTTTTCAAGATGCCGGTTCAGAACCTCGATCAAGGCATCTTCCAGCCGTTCGCGCAGGCGCTCTACGACTACAACATGGCCTACTCGGATGACCCGACGGTGAAGGGTGACGCCCGCGTGCTTGCGCGCGGCAGCTCCGGCCTGGTGGAGCGCGAGCTGCAGCAGCAAAAGGCGCTCGAGACGATGCAGATCATCGCGCAGATGACGCCGGCGGCCGCCCAGATCGTTCCGGAGAAGGCCGCGCGTGTCGCGGAATATACGTGGGGCAAGGCCCTCGAAGCATTGGGCGTTCCCACCGACCAGCTCGGCGTGAGCGAGGAAGTCTCGAGCTCGATCAGGACCGAAGGGCAGATGCCGCAAACACCCATCCCACCCGTGCCGGGCTCGGACGAATCGCCCGGATAAAAAGGAGCTGCCATGCTTAAAACCTATCTTCGTGGTGTGAAGGACACGGCCGACGCTTGCGGCGATCCGCTCACACAAACCTGCACGCCAGGCACGTTCAACGAGCGCATTTTCTACGCAACCCCGACGTGCGCGGTCCCGCAACCCGGATACCAGGAATTCACCATCGCCGCCGACTGCTCGGCGACGCCGGGTGACATTACCGATCTTCAGGGAAGCCCTGTCGTCGGCGCATTCCAGGTATCGCCGGCACCGCTTGGCATCGGCGGCTTCTGCGTCGGCGCCTACTGCGGGGCGTAGGAGCTCGACATGCTCGACGGGTTCCCCGTTCTCGTAGGCGACTCGGTCTACGATCTCCTCCTGCAAATGGCGGGCAATGTGAGCGCCGTTGACGGCTCCGGCATGTTCACCATAGACTTTGGGGGAGGAAGGCTGCTCACCTACGCAAGTGGGGGAAGCATCGCCGGGGTCCGACGGGCTTATTGGCTTGACCCGGTGTTGACGCTGCCGCAGAAAAACGATCAGCAATGGTCGCTCCTGCAGGCGGTCGTCGACACCATCAGGAGCAACTGATGGCCAACCCGCGCGATTGCGAAGGCAACGAACTTCTCTGGTCGGATCGGCCCTGTGCGCCGGGCGACTACGACACTCCGATCTGCTATCGGGTTCCGCCGTCGACCACGGTACTGCCCGGCGTCAAGCGCGTCACGCTCGACGCCGAGTGTTTCGCCACGGCATCGGTGATCCTCTCGGAGCTCCTGGTGCCGGTTCCCGGCGCAATCGAGGACGGGTGCCCGTCGCCGTGCTCGCTTTGCGGCGGTGGCGGTGGGGGCGCCGGCTCGATCGACGTGCAGGATGAGGGCGCCCCCGTCGCGGCGACCACCTGTATCGACTTCGTCGGCGCCGGTGTCACGGCAGCCGCCGGTGGGTGCGGCGTCGTCGTCACGATCCCGGGCGGCGTCGCGAGCTGCGCCGGCGTCCAGGCGCTATTCCCGCCATCCGGACCGGCCCTCGCTGGCGATCTATTCCTGATCGAGCGCGCGGGCGCGTGCGCGAAAGTCACGATCGACTGCGCGTTCGTCCAATCGCTCTTTCCACTTGCCGGCGCAGCGGCCGGGGGCGATGAGTTTCTTGTCAATCGTGCCGGCGCGTGCGTCAAGGTCACGATCCCTGCGATGGCGACGCTCTGCGACGAGATCGAAGC